GTAATTTCTTTTATCGCACCACTTTTTAGCAGCTTCCCACTTAGCCATATTCTGTATATATCTCTTATTCTCATAAATCAAAGTACTATTTCTTTTTTTTCCAGTAATAGGGGGCCTGGTTTGATCAGAAGGCTTTATCTCAATAATATACTTGCTTATACAATCCTTTTCTCTAATAGCTATTATTCCATCTGTATGATACCGATGAGCTTTACCATCAAGAGGATTAATATATGGAATAATAACAGCCTCGCTTGCCCATTCTAATACGTTTGTATTTTCATCACACCATCTAAAAAACCTAAGTTCCCACCCAGATCTATAAACCGGAGGCGTCCTGCCAATATATTTTTGAGAATTTTTAGGTCTAAAGAGACCTTGCCTGTATTTACCGGCATTGTTAAGAGGAATCATTAGCCTACAAAGAATGAAGGTGGTGCAGCATCACCCAATCCTGGTGCACCTTCATACAGCTTTTGTTCAAGCTTTTCTTTTTCTGCAAGTCCTTGAGAGAGTAAATCATTATAATTTATTTGACCACCACCAAACATTGTGGTTCCTGTATACTTACCTCTTACATTACCAATAGCAATTTTACTCAATGCCAGAGCATATTGATATACCCAAGGTTCTTTTATTAAGTCCCTTAAAGGTCTTTCGACATAACAATTTACTACACCATAAAATCTACTGCCTGACCCCGGTGTTCTGGGAGGAGGAAACATTACCAAGTATTGTGTTCTATCATCAAATAAGAGTGCTCGCCTTAGAGCAAGCATTTTTTCTCTTACCTTTAACCAATCTTTTAAAACATACCAGCTGATTAAATCAAAACCATAATTGCCCATCGCATAACTAAAATAAGTTTGTTGGGCTAAAGTTTGCTCTATAGTAAACAGCGTATTAACACCAGTAGAAGAACCTTCTTCAAAATCTATAACATCAATTACCTTTCTATAGTCCATTATATCGTAATCAAAGCTATTAACAAATTTCGTTTGACTATTAGATGAAGGTTTGAAGTAATCTGCATATACTCCATTAAAATTAATAACGCTTAAATAGTCTGTTGTTGTTAAAATTTGATTTACAAATATACCATCTGCATATGTACTTGACAGAGTAGGTGAAACATTAAATGTACCTGCAGGTATAGGATTAATAGCCGCATATACTGTTTTTGAAGGAGCAATTGTCTTATTAAAATATGGTGTAATACTGAAGAGTTCATCTAGTTTTATACCTTTACCGGTAACATATAAATCAGAGTCAAATACTAATATTTCTTCTGTGTACCCTGCGAATTTTGCAAACATTTCACAGGCTATAGAAATATTTTCAAACAGTTGATCATGATGTATTTCTAAATTTAAAAGAGGCGCACCCATTGATCTAACAATTCTGTCAGCAAGCCTGGTAAATGAGTCTATCTTACTATTAAGATTAGTACTTTGAAAAGCTGTAATGGGCGTAATTTCAGTGCAATCCATATAGTTATTTATGTTTAACTAACTAAATTAAGCAGCAGGAGCAGCGGGTGCAGCTGCACCTCCAGCAGGGCCTGCTTCAGCACCACCGGCTTCAGCTCCTGCTTCTCCACCAGCAGTTGCAGGGGCTGGACCAAACTGAGGAGGTAAAGCTGACCCACCACCGCCGACAGCACCACCAGCTTCACCGCCAGCAGCGGCTTCTTGACCGGGAGCTACCGCACCAAGCTCCTTCCAGTTAGGACCGCCGTTAGTAATCTGATCTAACTCCCATAATAATTCTCTATCTTTTCTCAAGAACTCTCTATTTGCCATAATATCAACTTCAGACCAACCTAAATATTTTTTCTGCGCAAATGTTTTTGAAACTAAATCACTTTGTGTAATTGAATTAAAGTTTTCTGCTTTGAGCTGGAATTTTTGATTTTCTCTTAACTCATAGAAGTTGGTAGGTACATTGAAGCTTAATTCAATATCTGTTTCTTTAAGCTTATATTCTTCCCAAGTTTTTCTTAATTTGAGATGTGTAGCAAACCCATTCTTTAATCCTGAAGCAAATCTTTGCTGTTGTCTAATAATAAAACGAGCGAATTTTAATTCTTCACGGAGAATATCTGTACCGTCTTTAAAAACATCTTCAACGTTAAGTCTTGTTACAGGTACTTTAAGAGATTTGTAAAGCTTTTGTACAAAATACATTAAGTCTGTAAGTTCACCTAAATTTTGGCCACCTGGTAATTGTTGCACCTCTGTACCCGTGCTTCCTGTTCTTTTTGCAAACCAAAAACTATCAAGCATGGACTGAGGATTAAATTTTTGTACTGTAGCTCCTTGCTCGTTATCATAGGTTCTACGCGACCAATAATTTGTCATTAGTTTACGGAGATAAGCTTCAGCTTTAGGAGGGGGCATATTACCCACATCAACGTTAAAGACTAGACGCTCTGGTGCTCTAACTAAGCGATAAATTACGATTGCATCTTCTATAAGTGAAAGTTGTCTGTAAGCACGTCGTGCATTTTCTATGAACGGAAGTCTCATGGTTTTTGTTTCGTTCCAAATACCTGAATTAATATATGTGACTTGATTCATGTCCATAGGGACAAGCTCAACTTTTGCTACTTTGCCAGGGTTTTTAGCATCATAAATGTTTTTACGTAGCAGATATCCCCTTACTATTTGATTTTGTACATTTTCAAAAATTGGATCAATAATGTCTGAGGGAATGGCTACTACGCCCAATATACCTTCTTCTGGAAACTTCTTATGAATAATATGCTCCCAATAAAGCTCTGCATCTACTAAAAGCTGTCTAAGATATTCCCACCCTTTATTTTCTAAATCAAAATAACCAATATATTTTTGAAATTCTTTTTTTAGCTTTTCTTTTTGCTCTTCTGATAAATTAGAAGATTTCAATTTTAACTTTACAATTTCACCATTATCATCTTTATTGATAAATTCATCGCATATTTCATCTAACGCGTCAGCTACTTCAGAAAACGCAGCCATTACTCTATAATCTGTTAACCTTCTTCCCTTATCAGGTTGAATGTTAGCGTACATAAAGTTATGGTAATCTTTATTTTGTACTACATTTGCATATAGATCTTCAGTAAACGTTAATGAAGATGAAACGGATTGCCGAGCTAGAGCTTCTTCTCTTTTTGTACCTTTATCAAAAAATTCAGAATACTTAGGGTTTAGCGCGTTAATTTTATTTTCTATGCTCAATGATTGATAGGGAAGTTTAGAGGAAATAAACTTCATTAAATCACGACCAAATGTACTCTCTCTATTAGGATCTTGGGCCATAGTATACTATATTTATTTAACTGTAATCCGAATTAATCCATGAAATGTTTGTAATATCTGAACTACCTGATAATGTAAACGATTCCATTTCACTAACAAGTCCAGTACTAAGAGGGAATATATATGAATCGCCAGAAAGCTCTTCATATGTGGTAATAAGAGAGGCAGTTCTAAAGTTAGCATCAATGTAATATATGTTACCCGCAGGGCTTTGAACATAGGGGAATAACCACCCTTTTATAGTAAAAGCTGTATCTCCAACTATTCTATATTTTTCGTTAGCTGCAATATCTGTAGGATATGAAAGAGTAATACCACCGTCCCATAAGACTTCACTTCGTATTTCCTGAGGAACAGTGCTTTGCAAAATAGTGTAAGGTACTTTCCATGAAATTATAATATACGGATTATTGTACGGAACAAAATTTGAAATAATTTGGTCCATATCTGTTTGAAATTTTGTAATGATTGACATATTAATTTGTATATTAACAGGAACAGGTGTCCTGTAAAATTGTGAGTTAATTTGTGTGTCAAGCTCTCCTGAACCTCTAGATACATAAAATCCTGCTAATTTGTTAAAGACGCGAGTTTCATCTCTACTAACGCTATTAATATTAACAGCAACTACAGGTACAGTTAAATTTTGAGCTCTATTTACCAAATCATACAATACTCTTTGCTTAGGGGCATATACATATCTAACCTGAACGTTATTTTGAGGTACTCTATTCTTATCATACCTTTTTATAATAATATCATCAAACGCAGCAACAAATTGTGTTACTAGGTCTTTAATCTCAAAGTGAAACGTTTGATTCTTCACTATATTATTTATTAACAAATACGATCAATAAAAGACTTTGGAAGCTTATGTTTAGCACGTTTTAATACATTAACTACATTACCATCAAGTATATAAGTGGTTGAAAAATCGTTTTTACTTCTAGTAGCTCTTCCGCACGCTTGTACTAGCGCATTTAGCATTTTATTTTCATACCATTCTTTATCTGAATCAAAGAGCTTTTTAATATATTTTGATGACAATGGCGGGAAGGGTAGTTTAACTAAAATTTGAAATCTTGCTAAATGATCCTTAAGATCAACACCAAAAGCAAGAGAGGGAGAGACGAGTACAGTAGGAAAATCAGATTCATAATGTTCTTTTAAAATATCTTCATTATTTGATAATTCATCTCTAAACAAAAATCTCATATTGTTTGATAATTTACTTTTAATAAAGTTTGTAATATCTCGTGAGTGTGTATGTATTACACCTTTTTCTGTTTTATGGTGATCAGTAATTGTTTTAATTTGATCACAAATAGCTGGTAAAATATTAGTTAAATTTTTATAGTTTAATTTATTTTTTGATGAGACATAGATAGGCGATTTTTGTGGGTCAAAATCACTCTCAACTTCTATATATTCGTAATTATCGATACCTAAATTTTTAGCAAAATTTTTATGATCAATAATAGTTGCAGACATTAATAGGATATTTTCAGCATAATCGAAAATATATTTCGTTAGTCTATTAACACGGAGAGGGGTAAAGGTAACACGCTTGGCATCTTTATCAATTATATATTCACAATCTCTCCATAAATTATGAACTGTGACTAAGGAACCGTGCAACGTTTTTAAATACTGAAGTTTTATTTTTTCAGGTTGTGAGAGCGTTCTTTGTTTTTTATTTACTCGGTTAATAAGTGTATTAATCTTCTCACTTAGATTAAAAATTAATTCACTTATCCATGTTCGTGCTTTATCTGGACTATCTGAAATTAATGTTCTATAATCAATACCGTAATTTTTTAATCGTTCATATACTACATCTGCAGAAAATCTTTTTACAAGCTCGTCTTCAAGTTCTGAGGCCTCATCACATATAATAAAATTCTTTCTTTTTACATGACCAGGTAATGTTAAGAACATTTTGTAATTTAAAACGGCAAACTGAGATAGTAAAGCATTATTACGAGCGTTGTAGTAGGGGCAACGATTTTTTTCCCAGCATTCATCTTTTATCTTCGGTACTAAAACGCAAGGTGCAGTTTCAACATCAAAATTAGGATCTACATCACACACATAATTAGTTTTTCCTTTTAAGATATTTGTGTTGGGGAATAAATGTAAATATTGATCTTGTAGCGATTTTGTAATAGTTAGAGCGAATGTACCAAACGGTGGTTGCGAAATACAGTCGACTTCATTAATATAATTTCCGGAAAAATCTTGTCTATAGGCCGCATAGGTATAAATACTTTCAGAAAATTTGTCTGTTGGTTTTGACCCTAATCCTGATAGTGTTTTTGCTAAAAAACTTTTACCTGAGCCAGTAGGAGCACAACATATTACAAATTTTTTACCGCTATTAAAGGCTCTTTCAACACCTTTAATTAATTTTATCTGCTGATTACTAGGACTATACTCTTGAGGAAAATGATGAAGGTATCTACTAAACACTTAACTATTATATACTATCTAAATTATAGTTATAGTTATTTTTTTATTTAATAATTTGGAAGGCTTATCCGGAATAACATCTCTAACTAGTTGTTCAATACTTGGATTACTATGACAGAACGTCTTTACAGAATAGTCAAAAATATACTTATCGTTAACTCTAGAAAATTTAAACGGGTAAGGTAACTCATATATAATTCGTTTATTATTTTTCTCTTCACATATTAAAGTAAAGACACAGAAAAAATCTTTAACACAAAATAAAATTAATTTACCTCTTTTAAGAATTTTACTTTCTAGGGCAAACATGACTTTGCGTTGCAGAAGCCCTTTAATCTTATCTTCAATTTCTTCTACCGATGTCATGTGTTCATAAACCTTACTTTTTGATCTGTGGAAAGTAGTGCTAATTTTTTATTAAAAAAGTTCCAAAATGTTTTATTTGCAGGAATAACGTTAATTAAATCGCATGCTGCCATGTTAATACATCGATAATCTTGCATAAAAATATCCCAAGTTATAAGAACATTTTTTGCGCTCGGGTTGTATCGTGGATTATTAATAGCTCTACGGTAGTTAAGTGCGAGCCTGCCCTCTGGGCTCATGAGTAATGAAAGAGAGTTAGTACAAAGCATTCGTCGTGTAGAAGGCGCACCTGCTTTAGGACGCTTTCTTATAAACTTAATTTCCGCCACGTTGCTTAGAAGAAGATTTTTTAATGTGGGTAGCGAGACTTTCATTATCGTTTCTTAATGAGCAAATACCGAAAATTCTTTGTTCATTAAGAAAAATACCTTTCTTTAAATGACCGTAATTTTCAATTTCAATATTTGCTACCGGTATACCTAGATTGTTAGGAAAACAAACATGGTCACCTTTTTTTACGTATTTTGAATTTGGCCCGCAAAGAATAACCTCACCAATACGCCATGCTCTTGTATCTACATTAATAGGTACAACAATACCGTTTCTAATAATTGAACTACCATCCTCAGTTTCATCAACAAACTTTACCAATAAAATATCGTCTAGCAACCCTTTTAAGTTATAACCATAAAATACAGAATTAAATGAATTTTTTGGTAGTTCAGATAAATCAATTAAGCTTTTTTGTGTAGGTAGAGTATCTATATCTGCAGGCATAAAGTAATTTAATTATATTTTGTTTAAATTCAACGTATTTATATAATCAGTTACTTCGCGTTGTGAAAGTTCATAAGTTTTTGCCAACAT